AAATAGTGATAATGAAACCATAATAAACATACATTAGAATAAAATCAGAAGTTGTTTATCAATGGTTTGGAGGGATCACTATGGTAAAAGAAAGAAGAAAATCTGTACCCGTGATGATATACGGGACAAAAGTATAACTTCAGTTACGAATATACGAAAACAGCAATTATGCTTCAGATAAATAACTCTGAGTACGTCGTGTTTATTGTTATAGACATGACAGAAAGGAGTTATTTTTTTATGCAATTGACGGATGTTTTGGAAGAATTTATATTCGACTGTAAATTGAGACGGATGAGTGAAAGGACGATCAAAGGGTATAAAAATAATAATTTAAGATTTATCACATTTATCCGGAATGAATATCAAGTCAGTGAGTTAGAAAAGGTTCATTGCAAGCTAATCAAGGCTTATCTGGAACAGCTATCTTCTTTAGGAAGAATGCCAAGCTACATCAATGGAATTATAAAAAGTATGAGGGCGTTCTATCGGTATTGTATAGATGAAGAGTATCTATTCAATAATCCAATGGATAAAGTTAAATTCCAGAAGGAGCCTATGACACTTATTACTACTTTTAATAATAACGAAGTTAAGAAGATGGTAGTGTATTACAGTGGGAGCAGATATTTGAGTATTAGAAATAAACTGATTATGATCACTCTTTTTGATACAGGGATAAGAAATTCTGAATTATGCAATTTGTTATTAACGAGTATTCGTGAGGAATATATTATGATTATGGGGAAAGGGAAAAAAGAACGGGTTGTTCCAGTCTCTCCGATATTAAACAAAACATTGATTAAATATAAGCGTGTAAGAGCAGAATACATAAAAGACAAATTTGCTTATCAAACAGAATATTTATTTCTATCACAAAATGGAAGAAAACTTACACCGGAGGCAGTTGAAAAGATTGTAGGAGATTGTGCAAAAGCTTGTAAGGTCAGAAAACATATTCGAAGTAGTCCACATACATGTCGGCATTATTTTGCGCAGGCACAGTTGAAGAATGGATGTGATCTATATACCCTGTCCCGATTACTGGGGCATAGTAATATCAATATTACTAAAATTTACCTGCAGTCTCTACAAGATGAAGATGTACTTGAATTAGGGGTAAAAACAAGTCCATTGATGAATTTGTAAAAGACGTTGTGAAATATACATATGGAAGGTGAATGTGAGAATGGAAGATAGATTTAGAGAACTGGTAAAATCTGCTGCCGATATTTTAAAAGAGGTTAGCGTGCAGAAGTTTCTATCAGAGGATAGGGAATACCAAAAGGATGTGGAAGAACTGAATGAAGTGGAACAAGCATATATGGAATTATATCTATCAGAGGAACAACGTCTGATCTGTGACAAGTTATTCTTCTATAAGGATAGGGTAGACTATGAGTATGGAATTAACGCTTATATCGCCGGATTATACGATGCTTTTCGCTTAATAGAATTATTTGGCATGGAAGAGATAAAACGTTGATAAAGGGGCAAATAGACGTATAGAAAAGGGCAGTGGAGTGATTGAGTTATATCAATACATTCTGCTGCCCTATTTTTTACCTATGTTTCATAGCTTTTATCAGATTTTTGAGTGCTGTGATTTCTTCAGGTGTCAATCCAGACAAGTCAATCTCCTGTCGGTTATCCATGCCAAGCAGATAGTCTGTGCTGACCTTGAAGATTTTTGCAATATTGATTAAAACATCGTAAGAAGGTAAGCGCAGACCAGTTTCGTATGCGCTGATCACAGATTTTGTCAGACCTAATTTTTGAGCTAATTGAACTTGCGTGTAATTGTTCTGTGTCCGTAAAGTTTTCAATGTGATACCAAAGTCAACCATTTCAATACCTCCATATTTGATAGTTTACTATATAATATGGATTTAATAGGTGGAAAAAGTATTGGATTAGTTGACTTTATGGAGCGGAGTTCTTATAATTAAGGTGATTGTGGTGTAGGGATGGGATTTAGGAGAGAAAGTTATGGGAAAGAAGAGTAGGAGGGAATGTGTATGGCATTGATTCAGTGTCCGGAATGTGGGAGACAGGTAAGTGATAAGGCGATTGAATGTCCGCAGTGTAAAACTAAATTAAAAGAATCAGAACCAGTAAAAAAGATATGTTTAGAATGTGGAGAAGAGTTACGGGATGACGAACAGATATGTTCTAAATGTGGTTGTCCAGTTCCTACAGAAGAACAAATAAAGGGTGAGGCAGAGAAGAAGCGTAAAAAGAAGATTCTTAAAATAGGTATTTTGATTATAGCCATTATGCTTGCATCAATTTGTATATTTGTAGTTGTTAGAGATAATCAGAAACAGAAAGCAGAGCAATTAGCAGAGGAGCAAGCACTGAAACTATCTCAGGACTATACTGAAAACTTGTCGTCAACAGTTTTAGTGATGATATCAGGAGCAGCAGATGCAGAAGCGGCAGGACATCTAATTCATGATGTTTGGTCAGATACTATTTATCAAAAATATAATCCGGAAACAAATAAATATGTAAGTGGGCATGGTGATTTTAATGATTCTTTGCAAGAATTATTTGATGATAGTGAGTTTGCTAAAAAGTTAAATGATATTAAAACGAATCAAGAAACTGTGAAATCTTTAATGAAGGAATTAACAAATCCACCAGAAGAGCATGTTGAAGCATATTCTGAACTTAAAAATTTTTATGATGCGTATTTAGAATTGACTAATTTAGTGACTAATCCAACAGGCTCATTGCAAACATTTACAAATAATTTTAATGATGCTGATACAGCAGTAGCAAAATATTATGAAGCAATGAGTATATATATTGAATAAAGGGAGAACAATATGGCACTTATAAAATGTTCAGAATGTGGCAAAGAAATATCAAGTAAGGCTACAGCGTGTCCAAATTGTGGTTATCCTATAAGACAAACAAAGAGAAAACATTTGTTTAAGTCAATTTTATTAGTTGGGATTCTTCTGAGTATTATTATTGTGATAGTTCTATTGTTCCCGAAAATTGAAAATAAAAAAGTGGAACGTATGCTGAAAGAAACAGATAAAAATATTCAACTAATCAAGAACTGTATTGGTGATGTGGATGATGGATACAATGAAGAAATGGTATTGTTTGGATTAGAAGGAACGATTACATATTCAAATACATTGCCTTCATTTATTGATTATACAAATACTGCGACATGGAATCCTGGTCTTGGAGAAAATGTAGAACATCTTTATGATAATATGAAACTACTATATGGCGAACCTAATGAAACTGGCGGATCACATTGGAGATGGCAAGAAGATGGTGATGAATATCGAATTGTACTACAACAAGGAGATCTTGGGATGAAAATTATAGTACAAAAAGAAAGAGAATAAGTGAAACGTCATAAGGAAGGTTTTATTTTAGGTAGGAAAGAAAATTATGGCATTTGTCACCATCTTGACTATTCTGAAATAGAACAGTGTAAGCAGGAGATATTTACAACCAAGGCATTAAATGAGATTCATAAAGCGTCATCCAGAATTTCATGGATGCTTAACCGTATCTGTGAGCAATCTTGTGACAGCTCATGAAATCACTAACATTAGGACAGGAAGCAACAGTTGAAGTATATCTTCCGGGAGAAATTTCTTTAGATGGATATACATTAGAATATACACCACATTATAAAAGTGGTTCATATTACGAATAGAATGAGCAGTATATTCAGGCAGGAGAGGAATACTCTTGCCTGATTTACTGTAAAGTACAGATGAGAGTTTGGAGGGAATGATATGTGGATTGTAGTTTGGTTAATTATAGATGCATGTTTGGCAATATTACCAGCAAGTATTGCTGAGAGAAAGGGAAAGAGTTTTGGAGTCTGGTATCTCTATGGATTTTTGATTTGGATTGTAGCAGTATTACATGCAATTTCATTGCCTGAGAAACAAGAATCAACTTCTAGTAGCAGCATCAAAAACAGTAACAATAGTACAGAAAGCATTCAAATAAATTCAGTTAGCTCTGTCAATTTTGTTACATGTGAGGATATAGATATCAATGCTAAAGTTCGTATAAAAGGAATAGAGATTGAAAAAGACAATAATGAAAATGTATATTTAAAACTTACAGTATTCAATGTAACTACGGATCCTATCTCAGCGTTAAATCTTTGTATAGAAGGATATAATTCATTCGGAAATCCAGTGTTGGTAAACGGAGAAGAGAGCTTTTCCTTGATCGTGCAGGACTTATATTTAAGACCTAAGTTCTTGGAATCAATCAAAAGGGTTATGCTGCCGAATTCGGAAATAAGAAAAGTAAAGGTAAATATTAAACAAATCTGCTATTCTGATGGAACAATAGAAGAATTGAAAGAACCTAAAATGGTAAAAAGCTGTCAAGAACCGTTGGATACACAATATTTGGCTTATGCGCAAAGAACCGTATCTAATCTTGCAAGATATCATATGATTGAATCTGACGAATATTGGCAATGTGTTTGTGGAGAAATCAATACAGAAAATGTTTGTATGTCGTGCAGAACTTCTAAAGAAGAAGCAAGGAAGTATGCCAAAGAAAATATTGAGAATGGATATCAACAGTTTTTGATTCAACGTGAAGAAGAAAAACGTGAGGGTGAAAAGCGAGCGCAAGAGGAAGAAGTGAAGCAGCAAAGCGAAGCTGTCAAAAAGAAGAAAATTGTTCGTCTGACAGGAATTGGAGTTATTGTTTCAATTGTACTTGTGTTGGGGCTTATTTCATATTTAAGGACTAGAAAAATTACAGTAACAAAAGAAAATTATCAACCGTATATAGAAATGATTGGAGAAAGTGTGAGTAGCACAGGATCTATACAAATTGACCCTGATCTTATAGATGGTTTGTCTCATCTGGAAATAATGGGTATAGATGGAACTATTACACATGGATGGGATACAATCTCTGGAGAAAATATAATTACATCAGCAGAATGGAAATCTAATTCAGAACAAACTGAAAAAGAATATAATGATATGAAAAAGTTATTGAATGATTGTCTTGATTACGTGTCAGATGGTGAGTATTTTGAAACATTGACGGATGAAGAATGTACGGTTTGGAGTGATGTGGAAAATGATTGTCAGGTAGTCGGATGGTTTCAAGATGGAGATATACATTTAATTTGGTATGGGGATTTTATCTTATGATATAATGGTTTTGATAGTAATAGAACTCTATTGGAGACGAATATATCAGAACAGAGCAAGAATATGGTTGAAGTATAAGTAATAATTGTAATCAATGCGGTAATGAAATATTAAACAGGTGAGGGAAAATTTGCTCTCTCACCCGTTCTACAACATACATACTCTCTACCGCATCACCCGTGGTCTTGATAGAATCTGCATCTTGTGCAAATTTCTTTCCTAGTGATTTAACTGTATCGACTTTTCCGTTGTAAGTATCAAATACTTCCTTAATTTCCTGTTGAGCCTTTTGACCATTTTCAATTGCGATCTTATCTGCATTTACAAGATTATAAATTCCCTGTATTGCTAAACTAATTCCTTCTGCAATAAGAAAACCACCAATCATGTTTGCAGCAGTAGCACCGATTGACTTCAGTGCGGTACCAGCAGTTTTTGCCATTCTGCTGAATTTAGAAGAAGCAGTAGTGGCATCCAAAGTTTTCGCTTTGAAATCGTCCATTCCCATAGAACCGTTTTGAACAGATTTCGCCATGTCAATGACGCTGGAATCTACTTCTTTGAATTGGGATATCAATATGTCTAAATTTTGTGATTTTGCATTATCTCCTAACTTATTAAACTCTTTTGCAAAATTTAATGTATCTTTATTGAACTTAGGCTTTAATTCTTTATTAAAATTATCGAAAAATGTTGAAAATTTATCCGTTTCAGAGTCGTAGTTTACAATCGTATTTTGTTCTGATAAATTATATATAAATAACTTGCAATTAAAAATATATAGGGGGATAAAATGATTAAGTTTTGCAAAAAGTGTCATGATGAAAAGAAAATAAGATATTGGGGAGATAAGTATGGATACCTATGGACTTTAACAGACGATGCAAAAATATGTCCAGATTGCCAATCAAATCTTGTAGATATTGATTTCCCAGCACTTGATTTAAAAATTCTTGAAAAAATCTCAGATTCCACAGACTTCTATGATGCAATGATAAAACTGCACGATGACGATATCATAGAGTACGAATTAAAAATGTCACAATTCCGGTCGCAAGTAGAAGCTCAAGAAGCAGAAGCAGAACGCAAGAAAATAGAAGATTCCAAACCGCGCTGTCCATACTGTAATTCAACCAACCTTACTAAAGTGTCCGGTACGAGCCGTTTCGCCAGTACATTGATGTTTGGAATTGGAAGTAAGAAAATAGGAAAGCAGTGGAAGTGTAACAATTGTAAAAGCTACTTTTAGATCTTCGGGGCTTAAAATTTATCCGTGGCGTGTGGATAGAACCCATACCTGCTATATTTGATATATAACAAGAGCTAAAAATGTTTAATACCGGGGGGTACTGTTGCCAGTGGACTCCTACTGTAAAATGAGGTACCCAGATAAGCAACAATTTAAACTCCACGGATTTCCACCCAAAACAGAAAAAACGATCATACTACAAAATAGAAAAATCCCTCTACATATAGAAAATTTATAACAGGTTGAGAGCTTCGGGAACTCTCAGCCTATTTTTTTACGTTGGACTTATCGGAGCAATGAGTCTATTCTATATGGGATATTATCAGCGGAGTTTGTTCTAAGATTATATACATACAGGATGGGCTTTAGTATCAAACAGAAACGTTGTTTTACAATAAACCTCTATCATAACCAAGAGTATCAATCCCATTTCCTTCAGAGTCTAAAACAGTACCATTAGGAACCTCAATAATAATCTTTTCATTCTGATTCTCAAGCGCATGAGATAAACACTCAAGATCTTCTTGTGTGAAAATATAATATATTTCTGTCATTCCCTCTTGACGTTGTGGGACTTCTAAATAGTAACCAGTTCCATCCTCAAAATATAATTGCAATCCAGTATCTGTTCCGCTGTATTCTGTAACACGATTCATATCTATGTAGTTAATAGCTGTGCTCTTTCTGTTCTCTATCTGTATCATATCTGTATTATCTATCATATTATGCTGACATCCTGTGAATGATGTACCAGTTGTTAATAGTAGTAATGTAGTAGCAACAAACCGTTTCTTTCTCACATCTGCATATCTCTATATCCATCTAAATATAACAATAGGGTGTAACTATAATTTACACCCTAAAAAGTTCTATACTTCATTTAAAATATACTTGACTGCCTTTTCTGCTTTGCAAGATGCAGAAACAATGAATTTTACATCTGATCTCAATACAGATAACCAGTTTTGTATATAAGCAGTTGAATTTCTGAAACTTTCTGTTGTCTCAATACTGAGAATATTCATAATGTTTGCACTTCCAATTTCTGCAACAAGTTCCTCTTTGCTGTAGTCCTCACTACCAAAACGTGCAGTTGTTGCAGAGTTGAGACGGTCTAAACGGTTCTTATGTCCTGTACTGTGCGTTAATTCATGAAATGCTGTGCTATAATACTCTGCTTCATTCTGAAACTGTTCCATAAGTGGTAAATGCACAAGATCACGAATAGATGAGTAATACGCTTCATTAGATGTCGTATTCTCTAATACGATATGTTCCCTTGTAAGATAATCACTGATTACTTTTTCAGCTTCATCCAGTGGTGACAGTTCTTTTGGTTCATATGATAACGGCTCAATACCATCTACCTGTGAAATATGAAAGACATTATAATATCTCAACATTGCAATCTGTTTAATCTCTGTTGTTCCGTCTTCTTTCTTTTCTTCAACAGGTAATATCTTCCAGAATACAAGTATTTCTGATTTCTCTCCTTTGCGAATGCGACCGCCTAATTCTGTCCACTGTTTAAAAGTAGCATATTCACCCGTATATTTTAATAGCATCTGATTTAATAAGGAATAAGGTTTCCTTGTGATTCTGTTGTATGCTCCATTTGCTACACCATGCCAAGGTTTTTGCCAAGGAATTACACCATTTTCTAACTGTTCAATGATTCTGTCTGTTACCATTTCATACACTGATTTACTCATACAATAATCTCTCCTTTTATGTGTGTGATTTATTTGATGAAATTATTATACACCTAAATCGAGTGCATGTATATTGATTTTATGCACAAAAAAGCACTTGATTTTAGTGTATAATGCACACATAAAACAAGTGCATAAAGCTATTCGGTTTCTTCTATATATTCCAATATATCTCCTGGCTGACAATTTAATAATTTACATATAGTATTTAAAGTTTCTTTGCTTGCTATTTCACCAGTTCTTATTTTTTGTAACTGTGATTCTCCAATCAGTTTTTCTTTTCTTATTTTATATGAAGTATATCCTTTTTCTTTTAAAGATTCCAAGATATCAATTTTATATTTCAACATGACAAACCCTCCCTTTTGAACAAAGTATATCATATGTAATACACTCATAGCAAGTGTTTATAGAAAAGTATATCACAAAACATACACTTGTTAAAAGTGTATAATATACACAAAAAACAGGTGTATAGTTTGTTGATAATGTCAATTTACATACACCTAAAACAAGTGTACAATACAATCACAAGGTCAAACAAAACAGACCCACAAAACAACCGAGACAGCCGAAAGCACTCATAAACTTTAAGTCATATCCCTGTGATCGGTCGGAATGATGCAGAAATAGTCAGGAAGATGCTTAAAGGGTTGTAACAACAAATAAATCATAAGAAGAAGGAGAAGAAGTTATGTGTATCACAAAAACAGAATTAGAACAGAAAGTACAGGAATTAAGAAGTCTTAAAGCTATGAAAGAAGAACTTGAAAATGAAGTAAAAGCAGTTGAGCATGAAGTCATCCTATATATGACAGAACACAATCTCGATTCAGAAATTACAGACAGTGCAAAAATTACTTATAAAGCACAGAGCAGAACTACACTGGATAAGGATAAGTTAAAGGATATCTTAGGAGACGATTTGAAACCATTTGAAAGAACAACAAGTTATAACGTATTAAGAATCAGATAATTCAAAAGCTGTCCTATCGGCATGACGGGGAGAAAGAAAAGTAGTTATGAATAGCCTATATACATATTTTGAAGAAGAACGACCGATTACATTATCAAGAAAAGACTGGCTGAAATGGTTTGAAAAATATGGAGACAAAGAAAACTTTGTTGATGCAGAATCATGGTTTTCTGAAATGCTTCAAATGCAGATTCTTATAAGAGAGGAGGGGCATCAGTGATGAATTTTTATGATACATGCCAGTTGGACTTAATCAATATTGAACCAGAGAAACAGATTGAATTGATTCCAGTGGATCACAAGAGAAAACAGAAGAGACAGATACAACAATCAGAGAGGTTCCCATCCTTTAAACTTGGACTATGTGCAGTAGGATTCTTTGTAGGGATGTTTCTGTATTACATAGCAGTAGGTTATTAAAAGTATCTTTGTATGAAAGAGAATAGAAGAGGTGAAAGAAACATGGAGAAGCAAGAAATGCAATTTGCAGTTAAGACAGACAAAGATAGAGGCGTACAGTCAATAGGAAAAAGTATCATTACACAGCCGAAAATCTGTTTTGATGAATCCAAAGGTCACACAAAATGGTTTGATGATACAAAACTGTTAAAAAAATAATACACATATAATAAGGAAAGAAGAGGTATTGAATTATGTTAAAATGGAAATCAAGAACAGAAACAACAAACATCGGAGTGTTGGAGTTAGGCAATATCACATTTGATGAAGATTACATGGAAGTGTCCATTGATATCTGTTCTATGTCTGACGGATTAAGGGAAGAAGTGGAGAAAGCAATTGAGATCGGGAAAGTAAATCGTACCAGAGAAATTGAAAAATTTAACAGGGAACACGGATTCAACATTCCATCTGTATGGAGTGATAAGCCGGTAAAGATTGATTTCACATATTTGCGTGTTGTTATCCGTGCAAATGAGCCAATCCATACAACAATTGAGGTTGGATTTACAGATGCAGAAAATGAGAAGCTGGAGCAGATGGATTGTAGTATTGCTGTTGATTTATCAGACTATACAGAGGAACTGAAAAAAGCAATCATTAAAGTTCTGGTTGACAAATTCTTTTAGAGAGAGGGAGGCGTGTGTATATGATGATGGAAATGCGTGTTGATAAAATCATAATTCCAAATCGGTACACACGTACACCGCCTAAAGAGTCCAAGGTAGAAAATCATGCAGTGTATTATATAAAGCACAGACAATTCAAAAAACAGATTGTTGTCACACAAAATGGATGGTTAGTTGATGGACTTTGTGATTATATCGTGGCGGTTATGTGTGGGATGGAAACGGTAACATGTGAAATCAATCAGCGGAGAATATCGCATGAAAAGCAATGTAAAAGGATTGCAACAACATCTAAACGCGGAAAGCGGAAAATCTTATATCAGAGACAGGATGGGAAATGTGCAATCTGTGGCAGAGCATTACAAATTGATGATTATACCAGTATGGAAAATTATCTGACAATCGATCATATTTTCCCACTGTCCAGAGGTGGAGTCAATACGATTGATAATTTGCAGGGACTATGTAGAAACTGCAACAGCATTAAAAGTGATATTATTTAGAGGAAAGAGGTAAGAATATGAAAACAGTAACAGTAAAAGCATTTGTAGAAGCAGTAACAGGAAATTTTGTCAGCGTGGAGAGTACAGATCATTATGGTATCAGTTTAGATATTCCGTGTGCAAAGGTGGAATATGAACCGGAATTTGATGAACTTGTATTCAAGGCTGTAGACAGAGAAACAGGAAAGAGTACAAGCCGTACTACATATTCTGTCGGAGAATGTGTGATGGAAATTTTTTACAATGATAAATATCATGAGTATATGATTGAGTTTGTAGGAAAAGTACCTGATCTGATTGTCAAGAAAATTGGATAGTCAGTGACATGGAAAGAATTAGAGATGTAAAGACTGATTATCCAACAAGGTGTTATGGCAGCAGAATTATTATTGACAAAAGAGAAACGGGAAGATATGATGGAATAGGTGATACAACTACCTATAAAGTGTTGTGATTTATTTGTTGGTGGACTGTGCAGAAATGTACAGTCCTTTATCATATGTAGGGTTCGGACAAATGTAGAGTTTGTACAAATTCCTACTAAAATAGTAGGATATAAAACGGTAAAAAATAGGTGTCGGTATTACGGTCGGTGAGAAGATGCTGTACCAACAATGGGGCTTGGAATATCAAAGGATTTTCAGGAAGATAGTGTTAATAAAGGAAAATCTTTGGGAAGAGTAGTTGTTATGGGGGATTATGATAGTTTCACAATGTGAAACTAATTGCTGTTCGATGTAAAATTTATAGGTGTGATGTAGAATTGCGTACACAATATATAGTATAAAACAAAGAAAAACATACAATATATGGCATGCAATTAAAACAAAAAACACAATACATAACGAACATAAACCATCAGTTCACCATCACCGCCAGGACAAAACCATTTCCATCACGGAAACAATATACCATCAAAACAAATTATCTAATATATAAGGATTATGATATAATATCACTATATAAAGGAGACAGTTATATAGTAAGATCATCCGCAGATTCAAAAAACCATTGCAATGAGATTTCTATGCAGTCAGAACAGGGATTGCTGCATATACTGGCAGAAGCGGAAGAAGATGTTAGTAATATGCGAGTTGCGCCAATCCAACAGACTTTTAATGACATACGCAATAGCCTGTTAAATATAATAGAGCAAGAAAGGATGTGATTATATGAGTAATCGAGAAGAAGCGAAACAGATTATTGACAAATTACCAGAATACAAAATTGAGAAAATTCTTTTATTTTTAAAAGGAATAGAATTTGATGATGAGATGGAAGACGATATTTTCTGTGAAAACATGGTGCAGAAGTATCTGAATGATGACAGTCCTGATAAATATGATACGATTACTATAGAAGAGTTTGCAAAACAAGAAGGTATTGTATTATGAGATATCAGATTGTCTTGGAAAAACCGGCTCAAAAATTTCTGAAGCGTCTTAATCGGACAGACAAAGAGAGAGTCCTTAGAGCAATTTATAAACTTCCTGAAGGTGAAAATATAAAACGTCTGAAAGGTCATCAAGATTTATTGTATAGTGGTTCAGTTGAGGCTACGGGTAGGTGATTATAGAGTTATCTATACTGTAAATAATGGAAAATTAGTAGTGTGCGTGGTAGATATCGGAAATCGTGGAGATGTCTATAAGAGATATTAAAAGAGTAAACGGCATAGTCAGTTCAATTACCAATTAGGTGAGAGAATGACTGTGCCGTTTTCATATGAGAGAAAATTGATCCAGAAGATTTTTTTATTTAGCAGTGGGATAGATATTGCCATAATTATTTAAAAATTCATATATATCTTGTAAATGATTTTCGTCAATGACATCGAAAATAAATGGCAACTTATATTCATCTTCAAAGCCTATAAACCATCTGACACATTCTTTAATATGGGTTGAAAAATCTTTTCCGGTGCTAATGTGAAAAGATTTAAGGTAGTGCTTTAATACATTGGGTTGTCCACGCTCTATCATAAAGGAGACATCAAGATTAAATTTTCGTACCAATTCAAACATATCAATATCATCGGATTTTATAGAATTATATAATTCTTGAAGTATATTTTTAAAATTGTTTAACGCAGTATAGATAGTTTTTTGGTCTAGTTTTTTAAAATATTCATCTTGTTCTTCCCACTGCTGTATTGTTTCAAAACTTTTATTTTTAATCACTAAGTCGTTATATTTTGCGCCAATTGCTAATAAGTCATTGATTGCTTCATAATATTCTTTTTTGTCTAAAACAGATACACCAAATAAGGGAATATTGATTAAAGCAAAGGCTAGATCAGAATTTGTGTATAAGGAATAATAAAAATTTTTTAAGGCAGATAAAGCGGCTTGTTTTTGATTTATTGACATTCCGAAAATAGAATTTCGAATTTGGGGAACAATTTCCTCTTCTAAAAGTTCTTCCAATTCATCCATCAGAGAATCTTCATTGTAATTTTCAGAATAATCATCATAAATATTGATTAACTCATACCATTCTTTTGAATCATCTCCGACACTTTGATTTAAAATTTTTTCTATATGTTCAGTAACATAATCTTCTTCATCTACACCTTCCATTGTCATATACAAGGAGAGTAGATCTTGTTTGCTTATTTTTTTTGTCTTTCCACTTTCAATATTTTGCAACCAGAATTTAGAATGTCCATTCCCTGTGCGTTCTGATAATTCATAACTTGAAAGGCCATAGGATTTTCTGCGTTCAATTATATCGCAGCGTAATCTATCTGTGATGGTTATTTTTTCATTAGCCATAGCTACACCTCACTATTTATTATACTAAAAATTATAAGATAATTAAAAAACAAAGTCAATAAGTATAAAAAAGAATGAAAAGTAAATAATCATTCAAAAAAATACTTGACCTTAAAGGGAAGTAGTGGTATTATTTTCTCATACCAAAGAATTTCTTTATAGGAGAGACGGTAGTTTGCAATAGATGTTTAGAAAAACACAGAAAGAACATACGTTCTAAAAATGATTGACAAGAACAAACGTTCGCAGTAATATATCTGTTGTAATATAAAAAGAGAAATCTTCATTCCGGAGGTGTTGGCGCACCGTTGATGGAATTAGGATTTCTCTCTAAAAACAAAGCATAGCGAAACGCTACACATATTTATATAATACAGATTTATTTTAAGTAGTCAAGCGTTTCTGCAAAATTTCCAACTTAACAATTGAATGAGTGGAAGAATAGTGAAATATATGAGCGTTGTAATTCTACATATAGCGCATATGTTTAATTTTTGTACTCAAAAAATGTACGTTGAAAATTGAATATGGTAGAGAAATATTTTTTTACTATTTAAGTGAAAGAATATGAAGGTTTGAGGAATTAAATAACCGATAGTAAAAGAATATGACAGAAAAGAGGTGATTATATGGAATTAAGTAGATGTTCGTATTTGATTCTTGGAATTCTGAAGGCTAATGAAATGACTAACAAGGTAAGAGGATTTACTATTGATGAGATTATGACCAGAGAAGGAACAAGTAAACGAACAACTATACATAAAAAGGTAAAAGAATTACAGAAGTATGGATATGTTGATGAAGCAGCAAAAGCTGCAAGAGCAAAAACATATTATATTACAGAAACTGGAATATCGTTGTTACCAAAGAAAAGATTAGTGGAGGATTTGAAAAATGAATAAAAAAGAATATTTGAAATTGTATGGATTTTTAGGAATCGGTCAGGCAGGCGGAAACTTGACACGCAAGTTCGAGGAATCTGGTTATCCATGTGTAGTAGCTAACAGTTCCACAGAGGATTTAATGACACGAAATGCTAAAAATAAATTGCATTTTAAAAATGGACAGGGTTGCCATAAGAATAGAAAGAAGTCAAAGCAACTTTTAAGAGACAACCTGGAGCAACTTGTCAATGAAATCAAAACAAAGATGTCATCAATTACTACATTATTTATATGCGCATCAGCCGCAGGCGGTACTGGATCAGGAATGCTTGCTGCTGTTTCGAAAATCTTAGCACAACAGATGGAAGTCAATATATGTATTGTGACGGTACTCCCAGACAGTACTGAAAATTATCAATCGTTTGCAAATACTATAGAGTTGTTTAAAGAAATAGAGCAATTAGATTGTATCGGAGCTGTATTTATTCTGGATAATTCAAAGAATCCGGATAAATTGAAAATAAACGATATTTTCTTTACACATTTGAACGCAATTTTAACAAATGAAAATGGTGGTAATTACGGATGCTTAGACAGAAGTGAGATAGATCAATTGTTGCAAACTCCGGGTATGGCTGTAATTGCAAAAGTTGGGAAAGAAAATAAAGAAAAGCTAATTCCAGCGCTTACATCATCAAATATATACGCAAATATAGAGCCTAATATGGTGATTAGATATGTTGGGTATTTAAGTTGTGGGAATAGCATAGATCTAAACGATTTATTTTCTGAAGTTGGAACGCCTATTGATACTTATGTCGGAACAGATGCACCTGCGTATACCTGCATATTGACAGGTTTATCATTCCCAAAGACAAGACTAAAAGAAATTATGGATTTAGCGCAAAATAACGTTGCAATTATCCGGAACAATATTAAAGCAGATGGAAACTCTTTATTTGAAGATGAGCCTATGGATTTTTTGACAGCATTTGAAGAGATACCAAAGAAGGAAAATAAAACGAAAATGAGCAGTTTGGATATTATGAATCAGTTTTTGTAAAAGATTATGTGAGCTTTAGAGAAATATGTGATAGATGATGGAAGTTTAGTTACAGAAAAAATAATTATACCAAAGGAGAAAGAAATATGGGAAAAGTGAATGTAGAAAAATGGTTTGTGTACAACAAGGTTATGAACATGAATGAATATAATCCGGTTTGGTATGCAGATGGGACATTAGTCTGGAAAAAGATAGGTGCCAAAACAGGACGTAAGGGTAAACGGAGAAAAAAGAAAATGCCTTGTATTAGTATGGGTAAAATTCGGTTAGATAATGCATATGAAGTGGATGAAGAAATTCTTGAAGCTTCCAGAAAGCAATATAAAGCTACGGGTGAAATGATTCCTGTATATTTATCTTATGACTTCCGTTTATTAAAAGGATATGAACAATATGTATTAGCAAAAGAACTTGGGATGAAAAAGATTCCGTTTCAAAGAAGAGACATGACCAAAAAAGAGAAATCGAAAAAAAAGGTAACAAACAAAAAAATGGGAAATAAGAAGTATCCATTAACTACTAAAAGTGGTAATGTTCAGTACCTTACATTAAACAAATATAAAAAAGCGATACTGGCAAAAAGAGTATTACGCAAAGTTTCAAAAGAATTAAGGTTAATTTATTTGGGAAATTTAAAATTTACGATTGAAAATGAAAATGGAGAGAGATTGCTTAAGCAAAAAAAGGGTGTTGCAGCAATTACTATTGTGAAATTTTTGCAACAGCACGACTATATAAATGGGCAATTTGTAAAAAAACCAGATCAGTGCACTGATAAAGAAACAGGTAAATAACAGGAAGGAAACATGGAGAATAATACTATGAGCAAATCCATAGAAGAAAAGATTATTGATGTGCTATTTGAAAAGAATCGAATCAATTTTGTAATGAAGGATAATTTGGCGAAGTTCCTGAAAGAGAAGTATGAACCAGAAATAAAAATGAGTAAAATCAGAAAATCAGAATTGATAGAAGTTACTCAAAAATATCTTATGCCTGCAACATTATTAGATTTTGCAACACTGGACAGATTCGGACTGCTGCAATGTGACATTGAAGAAATACTAAATGTCGGAAAGACTATGGTAAAACAGTTAATCAATACAGGGGAAATAAGGGTGCTTACAACGGTTACAGATTCACGTGGTAGTTTTAGTATTAAGTATCATGTGTGCAGTATTCCGGACATTATCAAAGTTTCAAAAAATGAAAATTTAAAGCCAAAGAGAACGATTCAGACAAAGGTCAATAATCTTCCAGAAACAGATGAGAATATAGCACGGGCATTGTATATCATCAATAAATCAGCAAAAGTGTCCAGAGATACAAAAAATCGAAGATATAGAAGTGGTGATTATAGAATCTGCAATGCTGCAAAGACAAGAATGTTGAGTCACTATTGCTTAAAGGATGCAGTGATTAAAAAATTGATTGCAGAAAACCGTATGGAATTTGTAGGTATCAATAAGCAAGAGCTACCTGATGGGAACGTGCAATATTTAGAACTGCATAAAATAGGAAGATTTTCATTCCATTTACCGTGCGAAGATACGTCTCGATATAAAGCGGATTTTATTTTGAGTGACATCCATGATCTAATCAGTGCAGATAAAAGTCGAGATATTAAAATGACATACAGAGATGCGGTACATTTATTGGAAACGTATTCAGGCGTACATCTTACCAGTGATAAAGATTGAGATTATGAGAAAAGGAGATTAAAAATTATGATGAACAAAGTAATGAATGAAGCAACAGGAAATACAGGAGCCAGAACACCAGAGCAGATTTTTGAGGTGGTGAACAATTATGCACTTACTACACTTAATCTGAGAAAAGACGAAGAAGAAGTTATGGTGATGCAGATCAATCAGTATGAAAGTACTCCGACAGGACATGAATTTTTCCAGACGTGTCAAATGAATGGGGTGAGTTTTACTCTCAACGAAGAAAATTTAGTAGCAATAAAAAGCGAATATAATAAGGAAGCTGATTTTCTGCATATCACCTGTAAACTTCTGGATGGAATGGAACTTAATCTGATGATTTTGAATGTGGAAAATAACAAAAATGAATTTGCTGAAGATGGATGGAAGGAAATCGATGTATATGATCTGAAAGGTTTTCTGGAAGAAACGAAAGGTTACTATCGTGTCTTAGTAAGAGTCACAAACGTATTTGGGCTTAACATCAGAATCGAGAATCCTGCTCCCATTTATATTGATGAAGAGTTGATTCTTAATGTAGGAATAAGAGAAGAATCTGATTCACTGAGTCTTCCGCTTTGCGATGACAGTGCAAATCTTTTTTATGTGAAAGAAAGTGACCGCTCCAAAGAAGTTATTATCAAACCATTTGGTCAGCCGTTCCTGGAAATTAAAATGCTATTTATTTTCAAAGGATAACGAATGGAACTAAATTACAGATTGGCGGTATTTATATAGGATACTGCCTGTACAACGAGGAAAGAGAGGAAAACAAACATGATAGCGAAGTCAGAAAATCTGTATCATTTGATTAAGAATTCAAAAGTGGATGTGATCTCAGTAACCGAAAGATGTGGATCCATGCCAGATGAGACATGCTACATATCTGCGTACAACTTTATAAAAGATTTGAAGCATCTGGTTAAATCTGGAATATTCAATAATGTTGAGTGGAAAGTTGAACAGAAGTCGAAAACGGTTTTGCTTTTGACAACTCATGTTTTTAACAAGGTATGTGGTACATCTTTGGAAGTTGAGATTACACCGTTTGGTAAAACAACGATGCAGCAAGTAATAAATAAGTTGAAAGAAACAATTTTTAGTAAATCAGAACCGCAAATAGGAGAATAATACTTATAGGAACTAATTAACTGGCACATTGCATTGTGGCGGTGTGCCAGATTCAAAGAATGGAGGAGAGGAATTATTATTACAACAAAAGAAGAAAAGAAAAAATTTATCGTATATTCGCAGAAATTAACAGGTTACTTAATGCAGAAAGGTTTTGTTCTTATTGATATGCGTCCCGATTTGAAAAAATCTGGAAGAAACATATTTTTCTTTAATGACACTCCACAATTAAAATCGGCAATAGATGAATATATGAGTCGATAGTTGGAGGTGTGCCAATGAAGAGAACCAGAATCACAGATGTGATAACAAAAGAAGAAGCAAAAAAATGGAGAGTTGGTAATAACATTTTGTTATCAGCACCGATGGGAGCAGGAAAAAGTTATTTCTGTAAAAATACTTTGTATGAATTAGCTAAGGAAATAAATGGGAAAATTCTAATGTTAATTCATAGAGCAAACTGCGTTGATCAATTCAAATATGAAATTGAAGCTGACGGTAAAAGTGATGTGATAGATGTTATCACATATCAGTCACTTGAATATTCTAAGCTGAATAATACAGACAAAATAAAGCTATCCAATTATACCTACATAGTTTGTGATGAATTTCATTATTTTTTCAATGATAGTAGCTTTAATAATAAAACCGCAATATCTTTTAACATGATTATGGAAAACGATACAGCGATTCATTTATTTATGTCGGCTACAGGTGAACACATGTCCCGATATATGAAGAAGTTTATTAAAGATAACGGTTTGGAACCGCCAATAGAATACGAAATACCATTTGATTTTTCCTTTATAAAACAATTGACATTTTTTCACAAAGATACAACGATGGAGGAATTTATAAAAGAAAGAATCAAAAAAGGAGATAAAGGTATTTTTTTCATACAATCAGCAGAAAAGGCTTATAAGCTTTATTCAAAATTTAAAGAGCATTGTATTTTTAACTGTAGTGCAAATAACAGTAAATATTATGATTATGTGGATGAAGAAAAAATTAAGACTTTGTTAATCAATCAAAGATTTGAGGAACAGTTTTTAATTACGACAGCGTGCTTTGATGCAGGGATAAATATTATAGACACAGCTGTCAAGCATATTGTGATTGATATTGTAGATATAGGATCGTTAATACAATGTATAGGCAGAAAACGTATTCAGAGTGAGGATGACAAGGTACATATCTATATTAGAATCATAAACAACAATAAACTAGCAGGGCTTAGAAGAAGTATGCAGCAGAAAGTAGAAATGGCTGACTACTATCGAATGAATAAGTATTCTGTTGAAAAGCTGATTGAGAAATACCCTATGCAGAATGACATCAACAATATACTCTATGATGATTTTGTATATGACGATAATGGAGATATAATTCCTAATTCGTATACTAAGAGGATAAATGAACCGATGTATTTCAAGAAGTTGGAAGATATCGCTGAGTATTCCATTATGCTTAATAAGTATGAAAAGTTTGGATATTGTAAATATCTTGCTGGAATATTTGAATTTTATAATAAATCCACAAATGCATACACATACCGAGTGATTACAGAAGAATTTTCTTTGGAACCATATCTTGAAAAAATGGCAAGAGAAAAAGTTGTTATGTTGCAACTAAAAGACAGAAATGAACTGATCAAGAAAATAAATGCAAAGCAAAATGGGAAATTGCTGAAGGGTAGAAATACTTTGAATGAAGTTTTAAAAGAAAAAGAAATTGGGTATAGAATAAAAGAATTCAAAACCACAAGGTATATAGAAGATAGTTCTGGCAAGAAAAAGAAGAAGATTTATAAACAGGCTTGGAAGATAGAAAAAATAGAACAGAAACTTGAGGGCGGTTAATTCCTCTACATTACTTTGAAAACAGTTTTGACTACCCTATTTGGGTGTAAGGCTTATAATAGAGAATACATCCAAAAAGGGTAGTCAATTTTAAAGATAAAGTAACTTGCAAGAAATTTTAGGTCAGGGTTTCCCTAAAAGAAAGAATAGGGGAATAGAAGAAAGAATATTTTCATCCATAAAATAGTACGCAAAGGGGGTCTGGGGGAAATGCAAAAAAGATCATAATTCATTTAGTCGCACTAGCTGGTTGTGAGCCTTGGCGAACAAGCTGCGTAGTAAGACTTATGAATTTGGTCTTCTTTCCCCCAGTATTATTGATTTACTGTTTATGGATAAAAGAGATAATTTTTTTCAACTAAAATCCTTGCAAACCCTTATAAACACTGGTTTTTTTGCAAAAAACATCCTTTAAAGTCTCCCTATATTATATATATATTAGGGAGAAATGAAAGGATGCCAAATCTCTCTAAACCCTTATAAACACTGGGTTTGTGACGAAAAACATCATTCAAAGTCTCCCTATATTATATATATATTAGGGAGAAATGGAATGATGCGAAAACTCTGTAAACCATTATAAACACTAAGAAAATTGACATTTTAAGTGTGCAAAAATAGGAGCTTTAGTTGCTGTAGATACTGACTACATAGGACAGTTATCGTTATCGCTAGGTATGAGCCGTCCCTTACGGGACGATGAGCTTTTCGCAAGCGAAAACCTGCGTTGTAAAAATGAAAAAGGAGATTGTTATGAAAAAAGAATATAAGGAATATTTTGACAAACATATTCTTACAAAATCAATTCTGATGTCTGGATTGGTTACTTGTGAAGAACAGGTAAATAAATATGCATATATGGAAAAGAAATGGAAGAATCATTATGAAGCAAATGATCCTGTGTATTATGAGTCTTATAAAACGTGTCGTTTAGAGTGGATGGGCATGAGAGAAAAAATACAGGCTGTGCTGCAGGAGAATCAGTATCCTATGAGCCAGATCATACAGATGGTAAAGGGAGAGGAGTATAGATTACCGCAGAAAGATGTACGAGCAGTTGTAGCATTGATTGATTCAGGGAAATACGAATATAGAGAAGGAGAGGATGTACAATGAGATTAAAGCAGGAATTTTTAGATATGGTAGCACTACTAAATCCAAATATAGCGGCAGATTTATATGATGGAGACTATACAATGGATGAGGATTTTGTAATGACAGTTTGTGAAAAAAGCGGTGAAGATATTACATACGATTGTTGTTTTGATTGTGAGTATAATTCTGACGATTGTAAGTGCAAGATTTATCAAAAGGTAGATGTTTATTTATTGTCTAATAAAGAAGGGTATGGGACAGGATATGTTTTTGGAAAGTCTGACAAGGATTTTAAGAGATTTAAAAATATAAGGTGCATTAGCAACAGGGAACAGTTATTGAAAGAAATGAAAATGCTTAAACAGGAATTTGAAGATGGATCTGCAAATTATGTTGAGCGTATTAAAACATACAAAGAATATATTGCGAAATTTGTAGATAAAGTTATTCAAGATTTTCCTATCTTTGCAGATGTGGATAAAGATATCATACCAGTTGTATTTGATAAAGATTACAAAAAAGATTACGATTTTGAGAAAAAAACTTTTACGAAAGGAGATTTTCAAAATGTGGGAGTTCAATCAGTAATTCATATATACGATTCATGGAACAGAAATATGGACAAAATGAAGAAGACAATTAGACATGAAATTTTGCATTATCTACTGTGGTGTATTGCTCCGCTTGGAAATATAAATTCGGATGATTCTGGAATTTTTCATTATTTTTGTCATGTATATGATGCTGGGGCTTATAAGGAAATGGACAATGAAAATGCACAAGCATACGAAGTATTAAAAGAGCGTAGCAAAAAAGAAGTAAATGAAATTTTGATACAGCTTTTCAATAAAAAGCCTTCTGAATAAAGTTATCCGATATTTTTAACGGTCGACTAGGTCAGATGGAGAATCTGGTAAAGAGAGAAAGCAAGATGGTGTTTCTTGTCTCTGCCTTTTACGTTAATTTACGTTGTGAAAAATACTAGACTTTACATAAAAATAGAAGCTCGATATTCAAAGAACGATGGTGCCGGTGTAAATGTAGATAGTCAGCCCCAAATCAAGGCTAACCTGATTCAGAGGTTCACAGATTGTTAATGCTGATTGTTATAACAATGATCCGTGGTTTGTTGGAAAAGACGTGGCAGAGGCTTTGGGATACAAAAACGCAAGTAAGGCGTTAGCAGATCACGTTGAGGAATGCGACAAACTCAATAACGAATTGTTATCGAGTCTTGGGCAGCGCGGAGGATGGCTCATCAATGAATCCGGTCTTTACGCTCTCATCTTCGGCAGCAAGTTGGAATCAGCGAAAAGATTTAAAAACAGTTATATACAGTATGGCTACAGCGCGTTTTAGAGGTGAAATTCAGCCCGTTATTTATAGCTTATAAAAGTTACACACAACGTACCAGAAGCGGAATAAGGGGCATCTGAGAGCGTCTCAGGGTGCAAATACAGGGGCAATAGTGCTGATTATGAAAGAGCGATTTCATTCAAAAAAATGATAGAAATATAGGAGTATAAGGAGAACGATAAATAGAGAAATATACGGAAGGGGAGATTATTATAAGCAGTATTTTAAAACAGGCGAAACGGTGCAGAATATTAAAATTGAATATTTTTAAGTGTTTGACAGAAAGAGAAAACCAGTTGAGAAAAGAATGGAAGAATTGTCACAAACCAGAATTAAAGTCTGCTGCCAAGAAAGCATATATGGAGGAAATTGAAAGATATGAAAATGTCAGAAAAATCACCTCTGATAAGATATATAAAGATAACGAAGTAAAAGAAGAGTTACAGATTGCATTATTTGAAAATGATATTGTACGACTGGCAAAGGATGATTTGTCAGATGTTCCAATTATAGAGGAAGTTGTATTCTTGGAATGTAAGGGTGAAACAGCCAAACCTATTTTAAAGCAGATTATTGATCGAGGAATTGATATTGCAGGTAACCACTTTATTTTTTATAGCAGCTCTACAGGACAATTAAAAGATCAAGAAATCACATTACTGGATGCAAAATTTTATGAAGATAATCAGAATCGGTTGCTGTGCGGATTGACAGAAGAAATCATCAATGCTCACGGTGGAATCAATATGGGAAAGTTCTTAGCCTATAAGTCTTTGAATTTGTCTCTGAGCGTACAGACAGAATATGCGGTTAATATTGATGAAGTGCTGGTTGTAAAAGATTTTGAGTCTCTTGTGAGAGGCAAAGTGAATTACTTAGATGTAGATACTTTTAATATAGAAGAAACAGAGATGGAAGTTCCAGTTCCTCATATGGATGGGGCAGGAATGTTTATGCCGGGAACAATCCCTTGTAGCTGTCAGATTCGCGGTGGATGGATTAAGGGCGCAATCTTTCCTTTTGATTTCTGTAAGTTCATCGAAAAGCACTCGTGTGAATCTTTTATTTTAGATGCATGGAATCATCCCGTATCCATAGAAACAGTCAAACGGATGAAAATTATTTTAACACAGAGCCAATTAAAAATGTGGCAGTATTATGAGTCTATGGATGATTACAGAGAAAAATTTAAAGCATCTGGTGCAGCAATTACAATTAACAATTTTGCAGAACCAGTGGGAAAAGAGTATATCCGTTTGAGTTATCAACCAATCCAGACGCTCTCTCGGGAAAAGTTTACGGAAGAGAGAATGGAGAAACTTTGTCAAAAATCTGTTGATTATATCAATCAGGCAAAAACAGATCCGGATGTTGCGCTCAAGATTATGGGGATTGATATGGGAAAAGAAGATATAAGGCTAGATGGTTTGTATATGGCAATCAAATTGTATCCGCAACTGTTATCTGATGGGTATGTAAAAAAGAAAGTACATGAGCGCATCAAAACAGAACGAAAAAGGATGCAATCTGGCAGGATTTATGTAAAAGGTATCCAAGGCTATATTTGTCCAGATTTATATGCTTTCTGTCAGTGGCTGTTTTGTGACGAAGAGAATCCAAAGGGATTGATACCAGAAAATCATGTTTATAGTAAACACTACAATGAGCAAGAGATATCAGAGGTGTGCTGTATCCGATATCCTCACTTGTCTGATTGTGAGCATGGAATCCGGTCATTGATTCGATCAGAGGAATGTAAGGAATGGTTTTCTGATGATGATATCGTCATAAGTACACATGATCTGCTGACAAAGACATTGCAAGCGGATGTGGATGGAGATCATATATTTGTTATTTCTGATCCTGCATTTTTAGATTGTCTGGGCGAACAGAAATCACCTTTGTATTATCAGATGGGATCTGCGCCAAAATCTCAGATTACAAGAACAGAAGAGTATCAATGTTTGGAGCGTAGTTTTGATAATGAGAATATAGGGAATGTGTCAAATGCGATCACAAAGATTTTGAATGAAGAAAATCCTGATATCAAATTAGTCAGAATTTTGTGTGCATATAACAACTATGTGATTGATTTTTCTAAAACACAATTATCTTTGAATTTAAAAGAATATGCATCAATTTACAGTCGGTATAAAGCGCAGGAAATGCTCCCACCGCGTTTTTTTAAGTACGCAAAAGATAAAAGGGAAGATCTGTGCTGTGAGTTCCATCCGTATCACAATGTAGATCGGATATCAGAATATATAAGAAAAAAGACAAGCAATGGAATTACCAAGATTTCATGTCTGGACGATATAAACGGTTTTAATCCTGAGACTCTAAAAGATAGAAGTATCACGGTCAAGAGGAATTCTAAAGAATATAAGAAGATGAGAACACTTCTGCCGAAACTGAAAATGAGAGTATCCTATTATCTAAAGGGGTTAATATCAGAATATAACCAGACATATAATGACAAGATACTTGCGAAAGAATTGATCTCTATTTTTTGTCTAAAGCAATTTGATAAAATGATTCCGGATCGAAAAGTGGCAGCATCCTATTTGGTGGATATGGAATATTATCAGCCAGAATTTAGAGAAGATTGTAACAAGGATATCCTTTGGGGGTGTTACGGGAATATTTTAGTTCAAAATGTGGAACTGAACGTGAAACAAAACATAGAACTGCCTTTAAAACGGAAGGCATATCAGACAAGCCAAGAAAAGACAGAAGAGATTGTAAAAAGAATTGAGCAGATCAAGAAGAAGCAGGAAGAATTAGTGGCAGTTCCGATCGCAAAAAATATTTATGATTCTATATTTAATATGGAATGTAAAAAGAATTGTCAGAAAGACCGTGAGTTGTTGTATATTTTATATGTTTTGTATCAGAGATACGTTGCGAAAAGTGAGAAAGAAGTGGATTGTCTTTTACTGGCAACAGGGAAAAAGGTGAAAGGAATCAAAAGAGTAACCATTGATAAATGGATCGGCAGTAAGATTGCAGATAAAGGATTAAAGAGGTTGGAAAAGTCTGGACAGATCAAACAAGAGAAGCTGAAAGAATATATAAAAATTTCCTTTTATTTACCAGAACCGGATAAAACACCGCTTTTTTGTGTGAAGTCAGCCAATCCATTGATTGATTTGTATCAATATAGTGGTGACCGTAGCGTCAAAATCTGTGAAATGTGCGGACAAAAATTTATTGCAAAAAGAAATCGGAAAACATGTAGTGATAAATGCAGTGAGTTATTGTATAAAAGAAATAGCAAAAAATAGATGTAACTTGCGGACATCAACGAGTACGAGCTTGTAAAGAATTAGGTATCTCAGTAGATACGCTGCAAAATTACAAAATGTTAGCTGATATGATTCCTGAATTAGAGGAGTTAATGGACACCGGAATTGTATCAAAGTCTACTGCTCTATCTATGATAAGGAATTTGTTAGTTATACTACATATAGAACATATGGAGTTTTGAAAAATTTTTATGGGTACAGAATATCCTTATTTTAAGGGGTTCTGTGCCTGTTTTTTGAAAAGTGAGGATATCTATAGGGAGAACAGAGTCATAATTTTATGATGTATTTTTCTTATAAAATAGAAGTGGGAGGACATAAAAATGGACATCAGAGAGGTTGTAAAATCGTATTTATCTGCAAATGGAATTACAATCACACATTTCTCCAAGTGTATTGGTAGGAATTATGCGGTTGTGAATAAATGGCTGAATGGGAATCCAGAAATTAGAATGAAGGAAGATACCATGAAAAGGATTTATGCGTTCCTGAGTGGAAAGTACTATCTGACAGTCGATGAAGCAATTGAGACAGGGGGTGATGAGAAAACGTGCAAGTAAATCTGACAGAAGATGAGATTTTGTATTTACGCAAACTCTTATTGAAACAAAAATATAAAGAAGAACAGGTAAACAATCTATATTTAATCAAATCTATTTTAAAATCTATCGGACTGGATACAGAGCTATTCAGTTAATTCACGATGTGGCAGTTCGCCGCAGGATACCATAATTAAGGAGATTTTCAATTTTGGAACAAAATCTTTTTGGCAGATGCGTAATGTGTCTGGAACAAGAAACAAAAGAAGCAAAAGAACTATGTGAACGTTCTGTTCGGGCAATCGATGATAAATGGATAGGCTATTTTGAGGATAGTGATTCTGGACGATTAAAATTGGATGATATAGAGGTGTTGTTAAGACAAACCAGAATCCAGATTTGTGAGGACAATGACAGGATAAAAACGTTGGATAAATTGCTGGAAGAGATGGGAAGTATGTGGCACAAGATGTCTATTTTAGAACATACACTGCTTGGGATTATTTTTGCGGGAACAGAAGCAGGGGATGCCAAGAGATTCCATATTTTAATGCGAAATTATATAAAACAGGTGAAGGAGGACGAATGAAAAATGGTCAATATAAACGAACTAAGAATAGGCGGATTTTATAAATTCATTATCGAAGAAATAATTGATGATGAAGAGAAAAGAATCGTAGATATGACGGAGGTAGTAGGATATTATACAGGACAGTTGATTGCTGAAGAGCGACAAATCTTGATTGTCGATATACCTAAAACAGAGGTTCCATCTTCTGCCTTTTTAGATGCAAAGAAAGTTGCAAAAGCGTATCTATATCTACAATCAGAAGACAATGTATTAGAATACAAAATTAACGATGACAGATTAGACAAGTTAGGATTTGGATACAACGTGGATGTAAAAGAAATCCAAGGATATATTGTAGACTACTGGAAGCAGTTAGACGAAGTAACCAGACTGTTTTTGTTGGACGAAGTGCTTTATGTACAAAATACCGATGGATTAAAAGTTTTAGTTGAGCACATGATGGAGAGTCAGCAAGTAATTGATGGATTAGCGGAAGAAAATAGTACGTTGCGCCAGCAGTTACAAGAGCAGATGAAAGAGCATGGTAAATAGATATGGCAACATTCCATAGTTTTTCAGCGTTGGAACGGCAGTTGACCAAAGATGTCAGATCGGTTGCTGAATCTGCCAGAAATGAAATCGAAAAAGAATTACAGGATAATGTTATGGATTATTATAGTTCTGGTAGTCCCATTAAATATGAAAGAACAGGAACATTATTAGAATCTCCTAATACTACTCCCGTTTCTTGTGCCGGAAAACATTTTACATTTGAGTCTTACCTGAATGATAGTATTTCTTATCATACAGGGAAATATACGGGAGCAGAGGTGATAGATGCTACCGAAGACGGACATTCTGGCACCCTTGGTAAGCATGGATATTTTAAGAGAACGGAAGAAGCTGTTCCTGAAATTCTGGAAAAAGCATTGAGTCAATTATAAGGAGGATATATGTCAGATCATAGAATAAAAGTTGACGTAGAGTTAGATACGTCAAAAGCCAAAAAACAATTGGATGATTTAACAAAGCAGAAACAAAAAGTGGAAATTGATGTGGATGCATCAAAATTAAAAGAAGCATCTAAAGAAATTGAAGATATTGGAAAAAGAAAACAGCAGAAAATACAGTTGGACGTCAATACATCAGAACTGGATGAAGCTGTAAAAAAGATCAATCATCTGAAGCAAGGAAAGATACATATTAAAGCAAACGTAGATGGAACAAAGGCTGTAGATAATATGGCAAAGAGTTATGATACCGCCAAGAAAAGCGCGCAGGGCTTAGGAACATCTATAAAAGAATTAGCAAAGTTAGGGTTGTCATTCCAGACGATTGAACAATCTGCAAGAGCAGCTGTAGAAGCAATTTCAGATATTGATAATGCTATTTTGGATTTAGAGCTGGCAACAGGAGATAGCTATTCAGAAGTCAGAAATATGGTCAGTGGATACAATGACATGGCAAAATCTTTGGGAGCGATTACAACAGAGGTTACATCAGGTGCGGATACCTGGCTTAGAAGCGGAAAGTCGTTGGCAGAGACCAATATGCTGATTAAGGATACCATGGTGCTCAGTAAAAATGCCAAGATGTCTTCTGAGGATAGTTCTAAAGTGCTGACCGCAACTTTAAATGGATTCCAGTTGGCAGCAGATCAGGCAAGTCACGTAAATGATATTTTGTCAAGTATTGATTTGGAAAGTAGCTCGGATGCAGGTGGAATCGGTACAGCATTAACCAAAACAGCATCTATGGCACATAATGCCGGATTATCACTGGAAAAGACTGCTGCCTCAATTGCTACGATCAAAGAAGTGACGCAGGATTCCGATGAATCAATTGGAACGAGTTTTAAATCATTGCTATCTCGCATGAATCAGATTAAAGCTGGTAAGTTTATTGATGCGGAGACGGGAGAAGCCTTAAATGATACGGAAAAGGTGTTAAAAGCAGTTGGCATCAATATGAGAGATGTAAATGGTCAATTTCTGGATGCAGAAACCATCATTGATGATGTTGGTAAGAAGTGGTTAATGTTTGATAGAAACACGCAAAAAGCGATTGCCACTGCGATGAGCGGCGCCTATCAATATAATAAGTTGATTTCTTTATTTGATAACTATAATAAAGTACTCTCTTTGACAGAAACAGCACAGAATTCCAATGGAGTGGCATTGCAGAAATTCAATGATGCATACTTAAATTCTTTAGAAGCCAAGAAGAAAAGTCTGCAAGCTTCATTTGAATCCTTATCTGTGAATTTGATTAGCAAAGAATCTATTTCTGGAATTATGGAAGCAACGCAATCCGTAATAGAGTTTTTAGATCACACAAATCTGTTAAAGACAGCATTGACAGGCTTGGCAGTTGGCGGTGCAATCAAAGGCTTCACAATGTTGACAACATCTATTACACAAGCAGCTATGAAAATGCAAAATTTTAGCAGTGCAATGAGTTTGTTAAAAACAGGGAATATCGGTACAGATGGTGTCAAACAGTTGACTACCTTGGTAGATGGATTATCTCAAAGTCAATTAAAGGCAGTGCTGTCTTCACAAAATTTAACCAATGCTCAAAGAATGCAAATTTTACAGAGTACTGGACTGAGCAAAGCACAAGCTGCTGCAAAATTATCTACTATGGGATTGGCTACGGCAGAAGGAGCAGCAACAGCAACAACGGTTACATTTAGCGGTGCTTTAAAAGGGCTTTGGGCAACGTTGATGACAAATCCAATTGTTTTAATCACTACTGCATTAACAGCAGGTATTTCTATCTGGAATGCATATCAGCAGTCTGTGGAAGAAACCATTCAAACTGCAAAGGATGCATCAAATGCATGGAAAGAATCTACATCCAGTCTGGATGAACAAATCTCCAAATATAAAGAATTAAAAGCAAAATTAGCTTCTGGTGATTTAAGCGAAGCAGAAGAATATAATGTAAAACAGCAAATCTTAGAAATTCAAAATCAGATTACGTCTCAATATCCAGAACAGGCAGCAGGGGTGGATTTGGTGAATGGAAATCTTCAGACACAGCTTGGTTTATTACAACAGATTGCAGTTGAAAATGCAAAGTCTACATTGAATGAAAATAGAAAAGAATTTCATGATGTAGAAAAGGCAATGACGAAAAAGAGACATTATAGTCTTGGTGATACTGGTGTTACAAATGAAATAGAAGGTGTGGGGAAAGACATCTATGATATTGCAAAGGAATTCGAAAAACAGGGAATTGTATTGCAAGATACAGGAATGAACACTGGCATATTTACCATCTCATTTGATGGGGATGCGTCTAAAGCAGATCAGGTCATCAATGATTTTATGAATCGTGTATCCACGCTGCAGTCAGAATACGAAGGACAAGATTTTGCTACAGAGCAGATAGAATCTGTTTTAAATTATTCCGGTAAAGCGTTAAGTGCAAACAAAGAGATTTTAGATGACTATCAGGAAAGTTATCAGACGTTTTTGCAGATGGATATGGTAGCAAATGAAAAGCTGTTTTCTGTAGACTACGATAAATCCAAGAAATCCTATGGTCAATTATATGAAGATTATGCGGATGCAGTAGAGAAATATAATGAAGCGTTATCCAGTGGGGATACCTCTAAAATTGAAGAAGCAAAGACATCATTTGAAGGAGTGCAAAAGGCAGTTGATTCCGTTGTTGGAAGTGATAATAAGTACACTTCAGTTTTTGAAGGTGTGACAGATCAACTGGCGAAAGCATCCATTGCAGCAAATGAATTTAAGAAAGTTTTGGGAAAAGACGGAACGGATGAAGTGCTTAAAGGCTTTGAATCTTCTGCAAAAACTTATGCAAATAACATCAAACGTCTTGGACTTAGTGATCTGGACTTCCAGATTGCATTAGACACAGAAGGTTCACAAAAAGGTGAAGTTGCTATCCAGGCATTGACACAGGCTGCTTTGGATATGGGGTTGATTGCCGGGACATCTTCGGAAGAAGTACAACCTTTGTTGGATGTACTGGTGGAATTAGGAGTTATTTCTACACAAACCGGAGACAATGTAGAAGAATCTGCAAAATCATTTGAAGAGTTAGCAAATTCCACACAGACAACGTTGAAGACGATTTCAGCAGTATCGGAAGCGTTGGAGGGACAGTCTACAGGAAAATCCATTGATGTGGAAACATTTAATTCAGAAGAATTAAGAGAATATCAATCTGCATTAGAATATGTAAATGGTACAATGCGTTTAAATGAAGAACGGGTAGCAGAAATTACACAGGCAAAAGCAGAAGAAGCGGTTGCAACGAACAATGCAAACAAAGCACAGAAGCAATCAGAGTATTTGAAAAATGCCGGGGAAATTGAACAGCTAAGAGAAAAGCTGAAATCTTTAAATGAGGGAACAGATGCTTATACTCAAACAAAATCAGAATTGGATTCTTTAATGTCTGCAAATTCTGCAATTGCAGCAGAGTGTCAACAGTATGATTTGCTTACATCTGCAATCAAAGAGGCAACAGGTGCGTATCAAAACTGGCTGGATAAACAAGATACAACAGAATCTGGAGATATGTTTGATGCTTCTTTGGATGCAATGCAGGCGATTTCAGATGTAGCGGATCCGAATTCTGAAGATTATGGAAGAGTTGGAACAAAAAGATATGAGGCAGCAGTAGATTTCATTGTGCCAGAATCTATTAACCATGAAGATGAACAGGCTGTTCAAAATTATATGAATAGCATCGGTGAATATTTTAACTATGACGAAAATGGTCAGAGAGTTGGAATGGATGTTGCTCAATTTTGTAGCAATGCTGTTAATGCTGGTCTGATGAATGTAGAAACAGATGTCAACGGGAAAGAAATCTTTAATCTTGCCGATGGAATTAAGATGGAAGACTTTGAAGAAAAGTTGAATCTCTCAAAATCTATGGTACAGGCAATGTTTGGAGAAATGGAAGAGTTTGGCGGTAAGTTTGACTGGACAGATGAAGCAATACAGACAGTAGGGGATTTGGGTGTAAAAGCATATGAATCAGCAAATGCTCTGCAAAGTTTAAAAGAAAATGAAAATCTGGATATAAAAATGGATGTATCTGGAATTGAAGATATAGAAGGTAAGATTACAACATTGGATAGCACAATCGCTCAAATGAATGAAATAAAAGCACGTCCGGATGTTGATGCTTCTTCCATCGAAAATGCAAACAATATTATTCAGTATTGTATTGCACAGAAACAGCAGTTGACAAATCCTGTAGTTATGAACGTAGATACATCTCAGGTAGAAGGTGAAATGGCAACTGTTCTGGCAAAATTACAAGAATTTCAAACAGCAAAAAATGAGTTGGATATGCAGGCATCTGTTGGTGCTGATACGTCAGAGGCACAAGCAAAAGTAAATTCTCTAGCTTCTGAAATTCAGGCAATGCAGCCAACCATTCAAGCGAAAGTTAGTGGTAGTTTTGATGCATCATCCATAGAGAGTATTGTAGCTAGTATTGGTACTATTACACCAGAAATGTTAGTGAAGTGCGGAGTAAATGATACAGCGATTCAAAATTATACGCCGGAAAACAAAGATGCAACAGTGACTTATCATTTGAATTCTACGGCGGTTGATAATTATAATCCATCGAATTTGCAAAGAACTGTGACTTATAATGTCATAACGAATGGTTCTGCACCGAAGGTAAATGGAACTGCTCATGTAGATGGAACAGTAAATTTGAAAGCCAGAGCAGGTCATGCATTTTCTCAAGGTGACTGGGGAATTAAGAAAGATGAAGTGGCTTTGGTTGGAGAATTAGGAAATGAACTGATCGTATCCGGAAACAGATGGTGGACGGTTGGTGATAGAGGAGCTGAATTTGCCAATATTCCCAGAGGTTCAATTGTCTTTAACCATAAGCAAACGGAAGAAATCTTTAAAAATGGATATGTGACTTCTAATGGTGGGAGAGGGAAAGCCTATGCATCAGGGAATGCGTATGTAACAGGAAGTATAGGAGTTAGTCATGCGAATAAAAATGCAGCAATTTCTTCTTCCGCTTCCAACAATCTCAACTCCGCATCCAATAATCTTTCCAAAGCAGCATCAGATACATCCGAAGCAGCTGAGAAATTATCAGAAGCAGTGTCTGGATATACAGACTGGGTTGATGTATTATTCAAACGACTAGAATCACAGTATGATTTATTGATGAGTCAAATGGAACGTATTGCTCATCTTCCGCATAAACAAGAAAAGTTATATGAGGCAATGTCTAAGAATAGTGAACTAATGAGTAAGACTCAGCAAGCTATTGGGACTTACCAAAGTCACTTTGATTCTATTGTACAACAGAGCGGAATAAACCCTCTTATTGTCCATCAGATTCAGAACGGGTCTATGGATATCTCAAAATATGACCAGGATACTCAGAAAATAATTAGTGAAGCACAATCATGGTATGATAAGCTCGTAGATTGCAACAAACAGTACGATGACCTTTTAAACAAACAGAGCGAACTTACAAAGAAAGCACTTGAGAATATCGAAGACTACATTGACATGATGACTGGAATTGAGTCTTCCGCTGTTGACTACCAAGAAGCATTACGTGAGTTAGCTGCTGCAAAAGGGGAATCTGCTTATTCAGATAAGATGTATGGATCTTTGAAAGAATCCATTAAAAATCAACAGGACGTTGCTGGTAAATTACAATCACAAGTGCGGTTATATCAAGATGAAATCAACAAACTCATGGAAAATGGGTCTATGGCAAAATGGTCTACAGAATGGTATGAGGCACAAGCTGCATTAAACGGATTTAAAGAAGAAGCAGCAGAAGCCGAAACAACATTGATCGAATTGCAAGACCAACTAAGAGAACTTGATTTATTGAAATTGCAACAGGCAATCGATGAGCTAGACAGAACTGCAAAACGTCTTGAGAACAACACAGACCTTACAGAGTCAAAAGGCGAACAAATATCTGAAAAAGATTTACAGGCGCAACTTGATAATGCCAATGCACAGATTCAAGCGAATTATAATAAGAGACAAGAGCTATTACGAGATCAGGCGAAATATGATGTTGGCTCTGAAAAATATAATGAAATTGCAGAAGAGATAGAAAAACTTGATGATTCTATTTATGATGCAATGGAGAATATTGAAGACCTCAAAAATAAAATCTGGGAAGTTAGATGGGAACCGTTCTTTGATGGACAGGAAGCATTAGGTGATCTGATTGACCAGACAGACGATTTAAGAGGACTTTTAAATAGTGATGCTTTTGTTGGTAAGAATGGTGGATTAACACTTGATGGTATTGCAAATATAGCGTTAATCAACCAAGGTATGATTGCTGCCAAACAACAGATTAAGAATTACAACGAAGCATTAAAGAAACTTGATGAAGATTTAAAGAATGGAAACATTTCAACAAGTGAATATAAGGAACAGCAAAAAGAATTTCTCGATCAAATTGCTACTTCTACTGGAGTAGTACAGGATTATAAAAATTCTATTGTTGACCTGTATAAGCAACAACTTGAAGCCGAAAACGACATGGCTCAAAAATCCATTGATAAATACTCTGAATTACTGGATATTAAGAAGAAAAATGCTGAGTATTCTAAGAATCTTAGGAAACAGACAAAAGATATCAATGTATTAAAAGCACAAATTGCTGCTTTGAACGGCGTGAAGTTATTTGCGCGACTTCTATTTAATAGCGGGGAAGTCCCCACAATCCTATCTTGCTACAACGGAACTGGAAACGGTAAACGTGAATGCGGTACGAGTTTATAACTCAACAGTCTTCGGATAGAAACCATAAAAAACAGATAGGTCAGGGATAACCGGGTGTGCAAGTCACCCAGACGCAACGAACTTCCTAAGTCATATATGGTTTATGATATGGAAGACGCTCAACGACTGGTAAGTCCTATATATTATAATATGTAGGCATAGGGTTACAAGCGATTGGTAACTCGAAAAATATAGACTATTTGAATAAATGAAAACGTATGTTTGGACTATTCCTTTTCCTATTGTTGGTATATAATAGAAATAATACTAATGATAAAGGATGGAAATATCATGTCTTATAATAAATTTGAAAATCTTTTAAGGTGGACATCTCATAAATTAAAAATTCAAGATAAATTTAATAAAAATAATCAACGTAAAGTGAAGTATCCAAGAGGGGCAATATATGCTTGCTATTTAGGAGAAAATATTGGACACGAAAAAAGTAGACTAGAAGCAAGACCATGTGTCATCATTTCTAATAATAGAATCAATTACAATGGTTCAAATGTTATAATCGTTCCATTGTCAAAAACAATACGATATAAGGAAAATTCCACTTCTGAGTTAAAGTATGAATGGCATTATATATTAAAAAAAACAAAATATAAAGAACTAAATTTTGATTCATCTATTCAATGTGAAGATATTAGATGTATATCAAAATCAAGAATTGGAAAATATATATGTAAAATAGACAGTGATGACATGAATGAAATACGAAAAAGGATTAAAAAAACTTTACAAGTTTAATAGATTATGATATCATAAATGTGAACAAAATATTTTTTATTTTACCCATCTTATGTTTAATGGTTGTACTATAGGCAATCGGCTTTACGGTTATACTTTATAAACATTTGTTCGTGGGTCTATGATATGTTTGTACTGGGATGGCATAATCCCGAATTATGAGATTTATTTTTGTTCTACGAAAAGAGTAGTAGCTGATAGTTACTGCTCTTTTATTATATCCAAAATCATTTCAAAAAATAAATTCCAAATTATTCAAATAGAAGGTATAGTCTCAACTTCTGAGTAACACTCAGAGAAGTTCATAAGAGAACTGCATAGTGTAGCGAACTATGTGAAGATAATTGAAATAACGAAGCAGCAAAAGCTGAGAAAAAGAGACTGGAAGCACAGTTAGCGGATGCGGAATCTCAGCTTGAAGACACACGGAGAGATCATGAGTATGATGTGCGTAAAAACGGATACGAAGGTCTTTCTGATGACTTAAACAAAGAGTTAGAAGATACTCTTAATGATATTACTTACAATTCTGAAAAACAGGAACAAGTAATATCTAATATGCTGAATAACGTAGTAAACAACTACCAACAGGCTTATGACAAGATTCAGCAGATTATCAACAGTACAGGATTTGTGCCGAATGGAAGTCTATCCAATAACATTGGTAGTCTTGGTACAAGTAGTGGAGTACAGAACCAGTTTAATAATGGAATTACTACTGCTCCTAACTATAGACCTGATAATTTTACAAATGTAAATACAGGTCAGATTCAGAATGGAACAACACAGAATAAGAATGACCAGATTCAAGGCGATATCAGCAAGAATCCGGACTTATCTAACAGACCAGTTGCGGAAATTACATTAAGTCCTGGAACACTTTCTATACAGGAAGGTTCTACGGGAACAGTTTCAGCAACAATTAGACCAAATGATGCAAAGAATAAGAGTTTGCAGTGGATGTCTTCAAATCCAGATGTTGCTGCAGTTGTAAATGGAACTGTTCGTGCCATCAAAACAGGTAGTGCTACTATTAGCGCAATTGCAACAGATGGTGGCGGAGCAACTTCATCCAATAGTTGTGCAGTAACTGTCACACCTAAACCTGAACCGCCAAAACCAATACCGCCACAGAATAAGCCTAATACAGGTGGTGGAGACGGTGTGCCAAACGTGGGAGATAAAGTAATATTTGCTAGTGGAGATTACTACTACTCTTCTGACGGTCAGTCCCCTGCTGGAAATGAAATGCGTGGTCAGGAAGTATATATTACCAGTGTTAATAATGAATCTTGGGCGCAGAGGAAAATTCATATTAGTAGAACCCCTCGTTTTGGAGAACGTGACCTTGGTTGGGTAAGTCTTGACCAGTTGAAAGGTTATGCATCTGGAACGAAGAAGATTGCAAATGCGGAAGAGGTTGCACGAGTTAATGAAGGGAATAAAAGAGAGTTACTTATTCGTTATGGAAGTGCTACAGGCAATGCAGCCGTATTCCATTATGGAGATTCTGTTGTAAAAGCGGATCTGGCAAATAATATTGTTGAACTTGCAAAGAATAAGGACGATATATTCCAGACGTTGAATAGGACAAATAATTCTACTACAAATCCAACGATAATAAATAATCATAATCATTATGATAATATGATCAACGTTCAAGGAAGTATCGATAAAGAAACTTACCCTGGTATGAAAAAGGTAATTGAAGGAGTTACTAAAGAATTTACTAAAGAAGCGCATAGAATGGGCATGCATCGTACACTTTAAATTTTAGCGGTGGGATTTTGTCCTACCGCTGAATGATTAAGATATTCATATCAATTTAAGCAGGTGATTTTCCTGTTGTGATAAAAATAGTATATAGAATTTAAAAAGACTTCTGCACAGCAGCGAATAAGATACTGCTTCAGGAGTCTTTTTTGATAGAAATGAGGTAGTATGAACAAAACGTATGTAACAAAAGAAATGGTTTCCAGAGTTGTGGATAGGCTGTATCAACAAGGAGAAAGAATCGAAGTGGGTGGAAATCGCCATGCATACAAAAGAAAGTATCATTTGAAGTACAGTCAACTTATTGTCCGAAAGGTTCTGGATGCATTTTTAGAGGAAACGGTAGCAGTATTGTCGGAGGGAGATACTGTAAAAATTGCAGAATATTTTAAATTAGAGCCTAAATTATACGCAGGACGGGAGTTGAATTCTAAAGTATGTGGAAATAACTTAATTATTCCAGAACAATACAAACCGAAAATGAAGTTATACAAGAGATTAAAAGAAGCATGTAAGTCCTTAACAAAAGAGGATCAGCATCTGAACAAAGAGGAGGCGTGAGGATGGGAGATTTAAAGATACTAGATGCAAAAAAGGAAGGAATTGAGTTGTTGAATCGGCTGGAAACTTTCATACAGATAGAATGGGCGCCGCATTATTACATTTCCTCAGAAGGAAGACTAGCGAATAATTATAGAAAAAAGAAGTTTTATATACATAAACAGACGTTGAATACACAGGGGAAAGTACACTGGAAGATATTTTATGAAGACAAAACAGATGGAACAGTAATAGAAGAAGATATAACGGCAGAAAAACTTGTTGCAAAAGCTTTTTTAGAAACTGTTTATGGAAAGCATAGAATTTATCATATAGATGGAGATTTATCTAACAGCAAGTATAACAATTTGATGTATGTAGACGACAAAGAATTTTATAAATTATCCGTGCAGCAGATGAGTGTGAATGAGTTGGGACGTGTGCAAGGATATGTGCCATTTTTAAATCAAAATAGAATGAAAGCAAAACGTTTATGGAATGATATGAATACACGGTGTTACAATGCAAAATTTCACAAACGGAGTCCTGAATATGAAGAATGTAGTATTTGTCAAGAGTGGTTGGAAGACAAAGAAAAATTTTTTCAGTGGGTAGAAGAAAATTATTATACGGTCGGAGATGAGCGCATGGATTTAGATAAAGATATTCTTGTAAAGGGGAATAAAGTATATAGTCCAGATACCTGTGTATTTGTTCCGCACAGTATCAATACATTATTTCTGTCATGCAAAGGAAAGAGAGGAAAATATCCAATCGGCGTGTATTATGATTCTGATAAGAAAAAATATTGTGCGAATATGAATGTAAATAGTGAGTGCATTAAGCTTTCTGTAAAGAACACATCAGAAGAAGCGTTTGAAGAATACAAACGACATAAAGAGGCATTGATTATAGTGACAGCAGATAAATATAAAAAATATATTCCCAGCAAGGTTTACAATGCGATGCTCAACTGGAAAGTGGAAATTACAGACTAATTATGAAAGGTGAATTTCATTCGAACATTTGTTTCTAAAAAGTCTTGAAGTAAACTTTTAGTAATGATATACTGTATGTGAGTTATGAAAAATATTATTCACGTATAATGATAAACATGACATTTTGAGGCGAAAATAGCTTCATATATATCATAACTGAGAGTTTACTAAAAAGGGCAGAGAATTCGGGAATAGAGCCGAAAACAAGCGGATTTGTGATGTGGTAAATTCTTTTTTGCTCAACGGATGTTCAGGACGTGTACCACAACTGGGATGAGTAAGCACACCTTACATAGATTTTAAATAGTGATAATGAAACCATAATAAACATACATTAGAATAAA